TTGTACCCAGTACCTTTTACGGTCCTGCCATTCTTTAGTTCTTGTATCTAATATGGAGAAAGGCTTAATCATATGTAAAGATACGAAAAAAGCTTGGAATAACCAAGCTTTTCTTTATATATTTTTTAATCAAATGCCGATGTATCTAATTCTGCATCTGCTTGCATTTGTTGTATATATTCTTCTTCTTTATCTCTCAATTGAACTAAATTCTTTTCATATCCCTGAATTTGCTTAGTTAGTTTGATAAGAATTTGCTTAAGGATTTCTTTTTTCTTAGGGTCTTTCTCACTATTATAAGGAACTACTGCTTTCTTTCTATCAGCCATTAATTCTTTAATCTTCTTTTCAACTGCACCTGTTTTTAAAAATATTTGTGGAACTCTACCACTAATTTCTTTTACTACCGATTCAGTAGGTACACAATTTGGAACTTGCTTACCACCTTTATCTTTCATTCCAACTTGCTTATATCCTTTCCAACAAGGTGATGCTTCGTTTATTGATTCATTATTAAAACGACTTCTATATATTTTATTAAGATAATTTAACTCACTACCACTAAGTTTTTTCTTCAACATTTCTTGCCAACCACTTTTGTTTTTCTTTTTAAGAAATTCTTGAACTTCTGGGTCATTTTTAATTCTATTAGCAATTTTATTCATTTCTGAATTATCTTTTTTGCTTTTCCACCAATCTTTTATATTAGTGTATATGTTTGGATGACCGGTAAAATACGGATATAATTGTGCTAATCCACCACCAATAAGTGCACCCAACGCAGGTATCAATAAACCCAATGCAGTTAAATCTTCTTTTAATATATTTTCACCCATTCTTCTCTTAACCATTAACTCGTTTGCTTCTCTACCTGTTGCTTCGTTTACTGATTCGTTATTTTTAAGATTTTTAAAGTTTTCTTTATAGTAATTTATTAAACCTTGATTTACTACAATAGATTTTTTGATATTTTCTTTTTTATCGTTAGGCAATCGTTTACTTGTTTTAAGGTCTTGTGCTAATAATTTATTTGTTTGTTCTAAATTTCTAATTAACATTAATGTTTCAAATGCTGTATTATCTTCATTCACTATACTTTCGTTTTGTCCGTATTCGTGATAGTTAGTTGATGCTTGTGAAATATAATTTGCTGCGTTAGTAATATGGTCTTGAATCCAAGCAGGAATATCTTTTTCGTTTTCTCCCATTTTAGCTTTCAATTCAGTTGCCATCTTAATGATAGTATCCAATGAATTGTTTGCCATAGAAACTTCATGGTCTTCACCTTCTGCTTCTTTAATGAATGCGTTTGCGAATGGATTTGAAATTACTTTGCCCATTTCAAATTTACCAAATGCTTTTTGAGATACCAATCCGCCTAAACTAATCATATTATTTCTTTTTATTTCCTAATCTTTCATGCATTGTATCAGTACTGATATCTGCAATCTCATAGTAACGATTTAAGATGTGACCCATATCTTCATATAAAGAATGTAATCTCTCATCCATTTGTTTTGCTTCAATAGCAAACTTATCAAATGATTTACCCATCTTATCCAATTCCTGCATATTTCTTTTTACAGTCACATTATCAAACCAATCACCACTTTCTCTTAGGGTCATTTCTTTTGCAGCCTCAACGATAGCACCTAATGTGTTTGCAACCTCAGTCATATCAGATTGTCTTTTCATTTGGTCTTGAAAAGTGTTGTAAGTAGAAATAATTTCTAAGAAGTGTTTTTTAACTTCGTTTGATAGTTTTCTATCTTCTAAGTTTTCAGCTAAACTGAATTTACCATTAACTATCTTTACTTCCTTCAAGTTAGTTTTACGGATATCATTATATGCTTTAGAAACAGTAGTACCTTTAGGTCCTTCTACTGTTAAAGTCATCTTATTGTTATGAACATAATCGTATATGTCAAATGGTTTCTTACTCATCTTATGCTATTTCAGTTATTATTTCTCTCATTAAATCCTGTGCTTTGCAGTACTCACCACAAACATCAGTTCCTATTTGTTGTAACCCTCTATTTACCGATTCGTTTACAGGCACCATAAATGCACCATGTGTAGATGGGTTAGATACGAAATCCCAACCAATCAATTCAAAGTCATCCTGAACCTTTACTTTACCTTCTCCGATATTAGTTACCGAACCCATACCTCTTGATGAGATACCTAATAGGATTCCTGCTTTTAATAATTCTTTTAAGATGTTACCAGATGGAGTTGGTAGAATTTCTACTGTCCCACAAAGGTCATCACCTTCCCAATGTATTTCTCTTACGTTATGAGATACGTTCTTTAAATTAATTACAGTAGAATCCGGATGGTCTAATTCACCCAATGCTCTACGTTCTTTAATTAATACTTCGTATTTCTTAGCCTCTCTCATTAAGATTTCTCTAGGATATACTCTACCATTTTGGTTTTCAGCAGATGCTCTTTGTAGAATACCCTTTACTAAGGTTCTCCCTCCTTCATCTTCTTGTACATTACCTTCGAATAGGTTTGTTTCTATTAAGAGTGATTTCATTTATATTTTAATTCTTAGTGTTTAAGTAAATCATTTATTACTTTATCGTATAATCTACTACTATTTGTATTACCAGCTCCTGTAAATCCTTTTTCTTTTTGTAGATAAGCAATAACTTTATTTCTTAAAAGCTTTTCAACATCATTATTTTGGATTATTTTTTTAACAGCTGTTTTAACATCTTCAAGTTCAGGAAATTCATTTCCTTCATTATCTCTTGCTTCGTTTTTACTAGCTCTTAAATCTGCTAAATCATCTCCCTCAATATCACCATCCTTATCAGCATCTAGTTCTTTTTGCCCACCAACCAATGCTTCGTTCTTATCACCTTTACCATTCCAAGCAGAATCTATTTTATTAAAGAAAGCTTTCTTTTCTTCATCACTCATAGATGGAATAGATTTACCAGCTTTTTCCAATGCTTTAGCAAAAAATGCTTGATATTCGTTTTCTTCTACCATTACCTCTTTAACTAATTCTTTTAGTCTTGATTTTGTAATTGTTGTGTTCATATTTTCTTTTTTGTTTGGTAGACCTTTATGTGATGTAGATGCGTAATCTTTAGCGTCTTTTTTACTCATTGAATCAGCTGCGTTATCAACTTCTTTAGATGGTGCTTCCATGTCTCCTTTTTGTACTGCATGAACCATACCCATAAATCGTTGTTGTGCTTTTGATACTGCTGGCATTTTATAAAGTTCTTATTTTTTCTGAAAGATTCATTAACCTTTCTTTTATCTTATGTAAACTTTTATTTGTTCTTTTGTAGTAATCTCCTCTCTTAACTCCATTCTCATTCTTTATCTTAGAATACCAGTTAACAAATTTCTCTACCTCACCTAATTGTTGTTTGATAGATGTTATACCCTTACTCATTTTAGATTTAGGAGAACCATCTTCATTTTTAATTGCCAACCAGCGATTTTCAGATAAATGTAATCCATTAGTATCTTCAGTAACTTCCATCCCACTAATATCAGCGATTTCACCATCTTTAACATCTTTAGCTGCTGTTGGTTTCTCTTTTTCTTGCTTTAAATTTAATATCTTAGCTTCTTCTAAATCATCAACAACTTCACCACCAGTTATATTTGCTAATCTTTTGTTTTTCTTTGCAGTTTGGCCTGGTTTGGAAAATGCCGCCGGAGTATCATATCCAGCAATTGCACCAGTTACGGTCATTTCTTCCAATTCCTTTTCAGATTGGATTTCTTTAACCATTGTTCTGATTATTTCTTTTAGTCTATTTGACATTTACCTTTGATTTTAATTCTTTGATTAACTCATAAGAAAGCATGATAGATGAAACGTTATTATCAGATACAGTTTTACCAATTTTCATTTTTTCTAAAACAGAAATAGTTTCTGACAATTTAATTGTAGTTACTTTATCTGATATTTTAGATTTAATTGTTTTTAATTCTTTCACAATTTGTGGAAGTTCTACTGCTAAATAATCTTTAAATTTAGTTGTATTAGACATGTTATTGATATACTCTTTTAACAAGCCCTTTTGTTTTTCATCTAAATTTGTGTATTTTTTATTAAAAGTCTCAACAAGAATCTTATAGGTTAATAATCTTAGGTCTTTATCTTGTTGTTTATAGGTTTCTATTAATTTAAAATCTTCAGTTTTGTTAGTTTTTACTAAAGGTGGTCTTGAAATTATATTTTCAATAAGGGTTACTTTAGAATTGAAGATATCTTTAATATCGTAGTTTTCAGAATTTTTAGATTCAAATACTTTATATATTGATGCTAATACTTTATAGTTAGTTATAGGAGAAGAAAGAAATTGCTCTAATTCAAATTTCTCATTAATCTTTTTAATAAGATTATACTTTTCTTTTACAAGTTTACCTTCATTCAATTTAGAATGTGCTTGAGATACAGTATCTACAAACATTTCGGCCTTTGATTCCGAATTGTATTTTTCTTTTAATAGTAAATCATAAAGACGTAATTCTTTATTTAATTCCGTACCTGCAGCAAAGAATTCTTTTACTATGTTTTTTGCGTTCTCCGTTTTATCTCCATTAAGTACCTCCAATGTTATTTGTCTTACTAAAAGCTCAAATAACACTCCAGTATTCTTAACTTTGGAATGTTTTATTTTTTTCATTTATTACCCTATGTTTAACCTACGTCTATAAACTAACACATATAAATATAAACTTTTTAATGTTTATTAAAATTTAGTGTCATCTAATATGTTTTTTTCATCTAAAAGGTCTGATTTTTCACTTAAAATCTTCTTTTTTGCTAAAATACCATTAATATATTCTTTTGCAACTCTTTTATTTGATTCAAATGCGCGTGTTTCTCTCTTTCTCTCCGATTCATTTTCTTTATTACCCAATGGGTCTCTACCTAATGGATGTTTATCTTTACCATATGTATTTCCTTCTCTTGGTCTACCACCTTTATTATCTACAATTTCCTGCTTCATTTTTTCAATCTCCTCCTCAACATTTTGTTGTTCAGGTGGATTTGCTGGGTCTTGTCCTTGCTGTTCTATTGAGTTATAACGGAATCTATCTTTAAGGTCTAATACCATCTTAGCTCTTTCGGTATCCATTTCATCTTCACTTATACCAAATACATTATGATATACCCAATCCGTAGATAACATATTCATTCCTTTGATATCCGTTGCTAATCTAACTTTCTCACTCCATAGGTTTACTTTCTCTTGCTCATATATCGTAGATGAGTTAGTTAAAGTAAGTTGGAAGTTTGTCATTTCAGAATCATCAATACCTTGAGATGCTAAATGTACAATTGCTATTTTATATAATTCACTAACAACAGTTCTTTGAATTCTTTCAATAGTTCTAGCAAAACGAACATCTTGAGCTGCAAGAGTTGCTTTACCACTAATACCTTCTTCATATCCTAAAAATGCTTTAGGTATTTTTAATGCACTAAATAATTTTGCTTTTAAGTAATCAATATCTTCAGTTGCAGTGTAATCCAATCCAGCTAAGTTCTCAATAGCCGTACCACTATCCCCACCTCTAACAGGTAAGAAGAAATCTTCAGTAAGATTCTGAATATTGTATTTTAAGTTGTAATCACCACTATTTTTATCAACAAATGGAGTTTTCTTCATTTTGTTGATAATCTTTTGCATATAGTTATCAACCTCTTGTGGATTAATATTACCAATATCAATTTTGAACACTCTCTTTTCAGGTGCTCTCATAATACGATGGATTAACATCGCATCTTCCATTAAACTCAATTGTTTCCAAACTCTACGACCACCTTCAATCATTGCCTTACCATATGGAAGGAAGTTTGTATCTGATAACATACGGAAGTGAGCCATTTCATAATTCTCATATTCCTTTTTACCAAATCTATCTAATTCAACTTTAAATTTAACGTAGTTTTGATTATGAGGGTCAGTACCTTCTAATCTTTCAGTATTATATACAGAATAAGGTAATACGTTTATAATACCTTTACCTTCTGCTATTTCCAATGCTAAAAAGAAATCTCCGTATTTTACTAAGTTTCTTACCCAAGGCCATAAATTAAATTCTATGTTTATTACATCGTAAAATAAGTTATGCAGGATTGCACTTACATTTTCGTTTGATGATTTAATTGCTAATACATCACCATATTCATTTTTTGTTGTTGATTCATCAGCGTATATATCTAATGCCGATGCTATAATTGGGTCATTATCCATAGCATCATAATCTCTGAATAATTCTCTACGAACCTGATGGTATGCCATTGATTGTGCACCCTGATTCGTTTCGTTAAAAGACCTTTGTAACTTTGTATATCTATCTCTAAGATTTACGAAGTTTGTATTCATTTGGCGTTCATCCGTATCAACAACCTTACGTTTACCATCTTTATCAACGGTTACAATAGCTTGGGTTGAGAATAACTTCTTTAACCTACCAAAAAAACTTCTATCATCTAATTCTTGTTCTGCCATAATTTATTATTAATTTCTACAAAATCCTATTTTGACATTATATAACATAAATATCGTAAAATATCAAAACCCTACAACCATTGAGTTAAATCTTCAAATCCATCACCAGCTCTCATTTTCCAAGGGTCATCATCCATAGTATTTCCACCACCATAGATACCATTATATGTATGAGAAGTAATACTACCAACTGCACTTTTAGTTAAATCAATACCTTCTTGTCTTAAACGAAGTGCAGTATCTCTAACCCATAATCCAATTGAAAAAGCCATTACCAAGTCATCATTATAACCTTTCATAGCCTCAGCTCTACCATTCATATAGATAAATGTAAATAACTCATCTATTAAACGATTAGAACGAACTATAACTGATTTTTCTCTAAAGTAATCAGTTAGTTTAGATATAATTAAAGGTCTAGTCTTAGACGTGGTTGAAAATCCAGCTACCAATCCTTTATCTTCTGCTCTATATCTATTTGTCATTTGATTCTCGACATCAATATATTTTAAATCCTTACTCATATAGAATAAGTTTTTATAATCTCTATCAATTACTTGCTGAATTGTTGCCCAACCAATGTTGGCATTCTCTACCACAAGTAAAGCATCATTATATTCAGTTGAAAGTGCTACTAAAAAATTTCCAAAATCTTTTGTATCAACTTTACCTTTATATTCAGCTACTTGAGTTGCGTTTACAATATCAATTACATGGCAAGTAGAATAATCGGCGCCATCTCCTCTAGCCACATCGGCCACTACCATATATGATTTAGAATAATCAGCATGCTCCCATTTCCAAAGATTTCCATCAAACCCACCTTTTTCAATTGGTGGTATTACATATGTTTCTTTATAGAACATTAAGGTTTCTGGTTCAATTACAGTTTCACCAGAAGATACGAAATCACAATCACATTCTTGTGCTGCTTTTTTAGGTCCTAATAGTTTTTCTTGCTCATCTCTCCATTTTTGGTCTCTCTCAGGATGTACTGTCCAATGCAATCTAATTGTATTAAATGGATTTGTACTTTCTTCCGCGCCTAACCAAATTTGATGAAACCAATTACCCACACCATTAGGAGTAGATAATGCAATACAACTACCACCCGTAGATAACGTTGATTGAGCTGCCACCCAAATCTCATCGATATCATCGATGAAAGCTGCCTCATCAAATATTAGAAGTGATAATGCTTCAGAACGTCCTGCGTCAGGAGAACTAGCAATAGCCTTAATTTGAGAACCATTTGTTAAACGAAGGGAAAGTTTGTTATCTTCCATAGACCCACCTTTAAGCCAACTTGGAAGCAATTCATGCATTACTCTTACCTTTGTTACTAAGTTCTTTGCAACATCTTGCTTTGTTGCAATAACTAATACGTTAAAATCGGAATTGAATATCATTTTCCAAAGTGCATATCCAGCCGATAGGGTAGAGATACCAGTTTGACGTGATTTTAGGACTACGTTAAATCGATTACTATTAAATTGAGTTAAAGTCTTTTCCTGAAATGGAAATAGATGAAAAGGTATCTTACCTCTCACCGGATGCTGAATCATACAATACTTCTTCATAAAGTGAATCGGGTCTACCGCACACTTTTTGTATTCTTCTGCAATAATATCTTTTAGAGATTTCTTTTGTGTTATGCCTGTACTCATACTAATCGTTAAGTGGTCTTACTAAATCGTAATTTTTATCTTTTAATTTATCGTAAGCTTTATTTCTTAATTTAGTAGCCTGCTCAATCTCACCCTCAAATTTAACAATTTCTAAAAGTATCTCTGCTTTAAGTTCTTCAACATCCCTTTCCATACTCCAAGTTTCAATTTTACCATCTTCTTGAACTACTTCATAAGTTTGCTTTGCATCTCTATAAGCTTGTTTAAATTGAGATAATACATCATTACCATATCCAATCATATTAGAATATATTTTATAATCTTCATATGCTTCCCACAATCCATCTAATTTAATTTGAGATTCTTTTATAGTAAGACAATGTAAACAATATCCAGTCTTAGATATTAATTTTTTATCAACTATACCTACTTTAATTGTTTTACAATTATCAGATTTACAAGTGTTTAACTTATCTAAGTAAGCTCTAACATCAGCCATAGTATCACCCAATTCCGATGTTTGTATTTTACCAGCTTCTAATTGCTCCCAATTTTTACCATCCGTATCAATCCATTTTTCACCAACTTCTCTTTTTATTTTTTCTTTATCTGCTCCAGAAAATGAAATAAATGATTCCTTTTCATATTCAGCACCATGCATTACCATATCCACCAACTTCCTACGAGTTGGATGCATAAACTTTTTATTGAATTCCTTTGCCATATTACTTACGATATATTTGTATATATAAGTATATCAAAATCCAGAAAACAATTATTTATCGAAGAAAATTCCTAAAATTTGATTTAGGGGTGCGAATGCACCTGTTAGTTTGTAAGTGTTTCCACCATATACAAATACAATACCCTCATTTGGTACTATTTTATCAAATCCGCCTAATGATTTTAAACGGTCTAATTCTAATTTTAATTTTGCAACCTTCTTAGGGTCACCACTTGCTTTTACCTGTGATATAGTACTTTGTAAACGAGCTACCATTTGTTTTTTAGCAGAATCAGGGTTTGCTGTTAATACAGATGTCATAAATGATAAAACTTCTGCGCCAACTCCCAAAAATATCTCCTCAAATCTCATTAAATTTTGTTTTGATATCTTTTGTTGGTCTTGCTTATCAATTTGTTCAGCCCAAGCTCTTAATTTATCATCTTTAATATCTGCTATTCTAAATGACTTGTTACCAAATGCCCATCTCTTAACCAATCCAAGCTTTTGTTGTGCATCTAACTTCTTAGCTCCTTTTTCAACAAAATTAGTCCACCAAGATTGATGATAATCAGCTACACCATCATTATCTTTTAATCCAAATTCAGTTTGCAATTTAGAAATCATTCCTAAATACTTTGCTTGCATTTTAGATAGATGTTCGGACTTAGGAAGTTGTGTTACTGGTGGTCCTTGTATTGTATATTTAGATTGAACATGTCCATTAACTTGCTTAATCATACCTGCTAATATTTTAGCTGCTTCTTGATTTTGTCCTATTGCATTACCTTCTATATCATATTCAAATGTACCATGAAATACTAATAAAGGTTGTCCATATGGAATTACATTTACTGATGTTGGATATATAACTTCCAAATTCATAAAGCATATACCATCTTTAAATACTTTTTTTCTTTGTGCATCTGATAAGGATGATATTGCTGTTGATAAATCTTGCATTGCAAAATTATATGCATCGGTTAATCCGCCTCTGCCACCAAATTTACTTGCTACTTGTCCTATACTCATAGCACCAGCTCCTTTATTCTTTAGATGTGATTTGTTACGTGCCGCAACTAATCTACCACTTACCCAACTAACTGCTAATGCTTGTCCATCGGTCTTTTCTCTTGCTAATTCCAAATCGCCATTAAGTGCTTTAGTTACAATATTTTTTAAATCACCAAAAGTAAGATTCATTTCAATATCAAATGGATGATTCATATGCCCATATGCTCCACCTTCGTTTAACAATTCTTCTTTAAGAAAATCGGATGGTAATTTTAAATCATACTTTAATATACGATTGTATTTGTCTACTATATCATTATGAGAATCAATTGGTAATATTTGGTCTACCGATTGATTTTTTATTTTTTCACTTGGAATTTTATCTTTAAATTCCCAACCACGCAATCCATTTAAATAATATTCTTGATTATTATAGTCATCCCAATCTGAATTCCATTGATAACCAGTTGTACTATTTCCATCATTTGGTATAGCTCCAAGTCCCGATTGTTCACCAATTACAGATTCATTTTCAATTGTTGCCAATTTTTCATAATAATGTAAATCTTCCCACAAATGGTCCATTGCTATTTCAGTTGCAATACGAACATCAGTTGTGTGTTCCATTTCAACTTTAATACCTTTTATCAATTGAGGTTTGATAACCTTTGCAGCAAATTGCTTTGGGTCATAGTATTCTTTCTCATCATACTTCTTAGCCAAATCAATTAATGTTTTATCTTTAGCCAAACCACCAGGAATTTTATCAGTTTGTACTGCTATCTCATCAACTTCCTCATATTCAGAATCCCAATTTTCATCAATATCTTCGTATCCACTCATTCCTTTGTTGTTAAGTTTTTTACTATTCTTCTTAACATCTTTAGTATCAGGTGCTCCGTTAATATATCCACCAGGTAAACTTAAACCAACACCGGCTCCACCCGGAAATCCCATTTCTTTTAAATTTTCTTTTTTAGGTATTCTGAATGTTGCTACTTTTTTACCATTAATGGTTGGCATTCCCCAATCATCAGTTCCTATTGTTTTTACAACTACTTTTTTATTTTTAAATCTACCCATTAAAATAGTATCTCCAATCTTAACGTTTATTTTAATTTCTTCATTAATACATTCTTTAAGTTTTTTCAACTTAAGAGTAATCATTTTGAAGATTTGGTCATTAAATTTAGGATATGCTTTTGTAAAATTCTTTTTTCTGTCAGCTTCACTACCAGCACTTAACCAATATCTAACATCAGTACCACTAATAGGATTTGATGTAGCTGGCGAAGCGTAGACATATCCTCTATCTAAATAAGGCTCGGTTACATTTCCTTTATATGGCGTAAAATATTTACCACCCAAACGATTCTCATCTTTCTCCCCAACTACAACTATTAAACCAGTTGTATCTTCATTATATTTGTTTAGGATTTCTTCAGGCGCATATGGATTTCTGATATTGACAATTTTGTTTGATGGGATACCAAACATAGTTGTCATTATTGCTTTCTTCTCTTTAAAATTAAATGGAGATTTTTTTGAATCGGTGACATTAGAAGTTCCGATATAAACGCTATCCTTACCAAACTTGCGTACTAAATTATCATAAGTTGCAAAGTGGCCCTTATGAAAAGGTTGAAAGCGGCCCGAATAAACAACAATTACTTTGTTTATCGATTCCGCTTCCAATAATATTGATTCTACTAAAAAATTTGATAATCCGTTCATTATATAGTGATAACTTTACTTTATACTATATAAATATAAAAGATTATTCTTTTACAACTTAAATAGATGGTTGAGATTGTTGTTCAGCCAACTGCTTTCTAGTAGGTGCACCTGGTTGGTATTGAATTGTACCATCTTGTAGATTTAATCTACCTTGTGGATATTCTTCATCTAATCCATCAATAAATTCTCTTAATTGTAAATTCATTGATTTAAATTCATCTTCAAATCTCTCTAAAGTATCATCCAATGAAATCAACTCATCATTAATTTCCTTTTTTCTAAGATAAATTTCTCCAAATCTTCCAACGTATTGTCCAATTTGAGAATTTAAATCAGTAATAGATTTAAATAAATCCTCATCTATTTTTACAGTTGCTATTTCCACAGTTTGAGTTTGTGGGACTTTATCTAATTCTGCCATAATTGTGTTTTTTATTGTTTATATATATAAGTATATGATTTTTTTCTTTTTATAAAAATTTTTCTAATTCTTTTATTACCATTTCTGAAGTTATTGTTTTAGTACACTCAAATTGCCTATCCGTACCTTTATGGTCCGGACACCAATTCCAATCCCCAGCATCCAATCTAAGTCTATTAAAGCACCCTTCACACTTATCCTTTGGTGCTGCAATTCTTATACAATCTTTCATTTCAGCCCAATCATATGAGAATCCACTAATTAATACAGTCGGAACATCTAATCCCCAACTCAACCAGCTTAATCCACTCCCAATACCAATAAATGCTTTAGATTTTTGCATCTCCTCCATAACTAATTCTAATGGGCCATTTGGATGTCTTATAATACCAGATGGTAGTTTATTTCCCATATAATCATTACCTTCTTTTGAAAGTAATTTAACTACATATCCTTTATTATTTAACCAATCTACAACATCTTGCCATCCATGTGGATTATTCCAAAACTTAGATTGTGCAGTACCATGTATTCCTATACAAACTTGCTTTAAATTTTTATCTATATTTGTATTTGTTTTTTTTAATTTAGGTTTAACTTCTACATAATCAAGACCCAATACATCAGAACACATTTTTTGCATTGTTTGTTCTCTAAAATTATTTGGACTTTTTAAATGATTTATTGAACTATCTTCATTATAAAATAATCCCATCAAATACATTGCATATAAATCAGTTACATTTGTACCAGGATTTACAAATTCGATATCAGGGTACTGCTCTATAAACATATCATTCATAAAAGTAGATGTAACTACTTTACATTTATGCTTTTTTCTAAACTCATCTATATAAGGAAACCATGCAATAGAATCTCCTAATGCCTTTGAATCTAATGCTATATAAACTCTTTTATCTTTTGCATTATATACAGTTTCATGCCAAAGTTTATCGTTTTCATATATTTTTATTTTCCAATCAACAAAATATTCAATACTACACTTACTCCAACAATTAGTACCTATTGCACTTTTATAAAGTATGTTTCCATTTTTATTATCAATAAATTCTATTTTATATTCTGCGCTTTTGGGACCTGTTATTTCTACATAAGGCCCTTTTACAAAATGTATATTTATTTTATTTTGTACGTCAATTATATTATTTTTATTCTTTTTTAAATTATCGTAAATCATTAACTCCAAGTTTTAATTGTTTCATCTAGCAAAGAATACCCTTCGGCTTGTTTACTATACATTTTATTTGTAGTATATCTTAATCTTGGATGATGAAAAAATACATGGTTATACCAAAGGTCACCCACATCCCACCCACAATCTACAATCCTATCCAACCACCATTTCTTTTCTCTATTTGGAATTAAATAACAATGCGCAAGGTCTTGATTATGAGCTGTTTTTGAAAATAAATCATCTAATTTTTCTTTTCCTCTTGATGGATTATCGGCAAAACTAATGAATGGCACATCATCTCTCTCAGAAATAAAACAAGCTCTATGTACTATCTCAACAAATTCTTCCAATCCAGTATAGATAAATGCATCTGCTTCAAATACTAATGTGTAATCAAACTCATCACTCATAGTTTCTAATGCTCCTCTATGTGCTAAATAACATCCATAGTGTCTACCTGTAATCCATCCCAATCCTGCTCCCGGATATAATTCACCCGGTTTATTATCTTTGCTCACATGCTCAGGTCTTCTACATCCTTCAGTAGGCGCTAATCCTTCATATGGTTTATTTACAATTGGTTCATAATACATTCCGTATTTTTCTAATTGTTTTATAGATGCCATACTGATTCGTTCTCTTACATCATTTGGTTTTGTTAAAAGATGTTTAATTTGGATTTTTGGCTTTTTACGAATATAACTTCTAAATTTAGGTTCTATTTGTTTATAAAAATAATCATTAACCGCAGATGTTACAGAATCAAATACACCATAATCATCTCCACCAATATATCCACCAGGCTTTATTTTATTATACCAAGTTCTTATATCATTTTTAACAGATTCATATGAATGGTCTGCATCAATCATTAAAAAATCAATGCTATTATTTTCAAATAATTTAGATGCGTTATCTGCAGAATCTTTTATAATATCAAAAGAATCATAATTGTTTGATATAATTGTATTTTCAACAAAATCATAAAAAATATCATCATTATGTGCACTAACAATTACTTTATCTAATTCGGATGTTTCACTACCTTTAAAGGTATCAATTGTTGTAAACTTAATATTCTTTTTAGATTCTAATATTTTTTTAATTAAATAATTTGTAGATTTTCCAAACCAAGATCCAATTTCAACAAAATTAGAATTGAATGGAGTAGTTGTTACCATCTCATCATATACTTCCGAAAAAGAAAACCATCCGGGTATTTCATCAAACTTTGGATTTAATGTATCTAAAATAATTCTTTTTGTTGCTTTTAAATCATCATTAATATAAGTTACCAATGGGTTATTATCATATGTATCTAAGTATGTATGTAACTTTCTAAATATAGAAGGTAGTTTATATGAAAGTGCTTCTTTAACTGATAATGGATTTAGTTCTAATTTGGAACTGAAATAAAACATATCACATGCTGCGTAAAAAGTATCTACATCATTTCGCTCACCCCATATAATACAATTATTAGGTTTATGTCTCATAAGGGGCAACCAATAATCTTCAAAGTTTCCAGCTTGATTACCTACAAAATGAAATTTTATTTTATACTTTTCTAATTGTCTAGCTACATCAAATATTTCAGCTTGGTTTTTACCGGGAGCAAATAATCCAACATTTAATACATGCTTATATGATGGGTCTAATCCTAATTTATTCTGTGCATCATTTTTATTAAAATCATATTCTTCAATCGGATATTCCCATAAATCAGTTTCAACTCCCAATCCTACAAACTTTTGTCTACTCCATTCCGATACTAAAACATATCTATCAGGATGGTATATTATATCAGATGTGGTTGTTAGTGAACCATGTGTTGTTGCTAATATAAAATAAGGTCTATCTTTTCTGAAAATAACATCTAATATATTAAATGCTAAATCAAATTGAGGTATCTCCTGAAAGTGAATAATATCAGGTCTAAAACTTTCAATTATATCTAAAATTTTAGATTTATCTTCATCTAACGTGTGTACAATTGCTAAAGATTTAATTCTATTTTTTTGAACTACAAAAGCATCTCCACCACTATTGTTTATTTCAACAACTTCAATATCAAAGTCTTTTATGAATTCTTTTACCTGTTTATATAGGTATTGTGGCTGTCCTCCAGTAGAAAGATGTGGAGCAACATAAAGTAACTTTTTTCTCATTGTAACAAATATACGAAATTATTTTGAAACTACCAAATTTATTTTATTCAGGCGTTTCAAATATAACAACACCTTCTTGCAAGTCAACTTCACCATTTGGGTATTTTCTTCTTAAATCAGATAATGTATTTTCCAATTGTAAACTTAAATTATCAAATTTATCTTCCATATCTGTCTTAATTTTTTGCAATCCAGAAATTTCAGCATCAAGTTCTCTATTTCTTAATGATATTTGACCTAATTCAAATATTAATTGATTAGCTTCATTTTGAGCTTTTAGTATCTTATCTAATACGTCTTGTTCTAATTTTTCAGTTTTTTGTGCCATAATTTATTTATTATTTGTATATATAAATATATACTTTTTTAAAATTCGTACAAAGATTTACCCAATATATGAACTGGCCATTGTTCTTTCAGTTCCGATAGTGTAGTTACCATCTCTAAATTAATATTTGTTATATTTCTTAAAATTTCTTTCTTTTCAACTATTTGTTGAACTTTTATTTGATTTCCAGATTCTAATGCTCTCATATATTGCACATCTAAATCAGGAAATAGTTCATTTCTAGCGTTTCTAATATGAGTTTTAAATATTTCTTTTGCAACTTCTACATCAAATAAAATAGGTGATATAGAACCACTTGGTAATGAAAAATCAACATCATATGCTGCCACAAATCCAAAATCTTCAAAAGATGATGTTATAAAAACATAATGCTCATTATTTCTACAAGTTGCGTTTACTACAGTTTCTATTGGTAATTCCAAATTAGGTACAGACCATATGGTACTACCTTCTTCACTTTTATGAACAATCATATAATTTTCTAATTCTTTCATATTTTTATTTTTTTATTTTCCTATTACAACTACCCCTGCAAATCCGCCTGCAGTAGATTGTTCAATATAATCAACGTTATTATTTAATAATTTAACTCTCCATCTAGTATATGTAGATGCCTGTCCTATTATCATAGGTACGTTTGTAATATTATTGGAAATATATCCTGTATTTGTTAATGATACCAATGTTGAGTATTCACTACTTCCTAAATCTTTTGTAAAATTATGTTGATAAAATCTATATGTGGCATCAACCGATACACTTGCCATATTGTATGCAGATTGCATTGTATAATTTCCAATAGTTCCAGCCCCACCACCATTATATATTAATCTACAAAATGCTTTTATACCAGGTCCCCATCCCGGTGCAGTACTTGTATCCGATATTATATTTCCATCTTTTATATTTAACGTTCCTTTTACTGCAACTCCATACGTTACATTTGATGCAGCTCCACCAGCTTCATATTCAAGTGGATCTGTTGTTAATCTGATATATCTAGCATCAGATGATACTGCTTGAAATCCTCCACCATTTGCAACAACCCCAGACGAAACTAACTCTACGGTTACTGCCTTTGAAGCCATATCGTAATATAATTGTGCAGTTGAACTTAAATTATAAGGGGAGCCGCTGGTATCATCTGAATTAACAAGATATTGCATTCTATGTGTTACATAATATGTTGTTGATGCTGATAAATTAGCTTGTGTGGTATAATTCCTAGTTGGTATATATCCAGTTTGTCCGTTAAAAAAATATCCATTAGATGCATAAGAGTTGTGAGATAAAATATTATTTGAAATATAGTTATTTGTACCAGCTACTTCTATTGTATATACGTCAACCTCCTCATTTATAATTTCAACAGAATCAACTAAAACTTTTTTTATAGAACCTTCACTTTGTATATAAATTTTACTTTCACCTGCAATTAAATCACCAACATAAATTTCCGTATTATTATCTAACCAAAATCCGTGAGAATCAGATACTTTAACTTCATATCCATCAGCTTTTACTTTATATATTTTATCAACCTTTCTTGTTTTTGTTCCAGTAACAAAAGTTGATATAAATTTATTAAAATTGTTTCTCCATTCCCAAGATAAAATAGAATCTCCTCTACTAATATCTTTAGCCATTATAGTTGAACCATCATCTAAAGTAATTAAAGTATCACCAGTTACAGATATGTATCCACCATATCCACCAGTACCACTACCATCATCATAGTCAATACTACCATATGCAGAGTTATAGTATGTACCACTTGAACCCATATATGTACCAGTACCCCCAGCCCCAGTCCAAACTTCCAATGATAGATATAACAAAGCATAGCCACTACCATACCCTTCTACATAGTTAGTATATGCTGATGCTGGGTTTAGTGTTGATTTAAAAATATGTTTACCACCTACAGTTGTTGTAAATGTTGTTTCTGCAAATTCAGTTTGTAAAGTTCCACTTGCATCCCCACCACCATCCGTAGTACTTTTATTTAGTGTAAATGCTGGTAGATATATTGTAGTTGCTCCACCCGCAGAAATAGTCGGTAATGTTAATTCCGTACTTGCGTTAAATCTTAGTGCACCCCCAGTATCAAATACTTGTATTGATTCGTTAGTACCATCAAATTGTATATTTGAATTTGCTGATTTTAATAAACCACCTAAAATAGTCCAATTACCAATTGTACCAGCCGTTGCTGTAATATTTCCACTCAATTCCAAACTACTACCATTCCATTTAAAAAATCCACCAGACCCACTCATAGACATTCTATAATCACCAGACGAATTTCCTAAAAATATACCAGGTCTATTATAACCTTGCAATGGTTGTCCTAACGATATGTATGGATTTGGGCTTCCTCCAACAATTGCTATATTAGCTTCGCTACCTGCTACATTTGTACCAACATTCAAAGTATTTTGAACATATGATTGTTCTGATATAATTGTACCAGTTGCTATCGAACTAAACTCCGCTCCAAATGATGTCCAATTTGCATTTCCGGAAGAAGGAGCTCCCCAAACCGAACCAGATGAATTATTTATTGCACTATTATTAGTCAACCAATAATTACTACCACCAGAACTATATGCTACCGCATCGGTTCTTGTAGCTGTTTTGAAATATACTTTAGTAGCATCGTATGGTCCTCTATAAACAACACCAGGACCCGGACCACCTGCCGTTCCTGCTGTACCAGCAGTTCCACCACTACCTGCTGTTCCGGATGAACCAGCATCTGCTGCTAATGCCCAATATGATGCATATGATGCACCAACATATGGTTCAGTAGATGCTCCAGACGTATGAGCTGCCGTTGCGTGCCAACTTCTACCATTTGCACTTACAATATCATTGATTTCATAATCATACCCACTTACCCACGCACCCAATACTCTACCTTCAGGAACTCCAGCTGATGTTTGTCTAATAGAACCTTTAATTGTTAATATATTACCATCCCATGTTAATGCTTTTGTACTATCAGCATTATTTATAGAAAATCTACCAGTAGTACCAGCTCCTCCACCAGATGTACTACCTTGATACATTCCAAGAAAAATACCCGGCTTATTATATCCAATAACTCCCGTTCCAGTTTGTACGCCACTTGCTCCACTTGTACCAGTTTGACCTATTGCCATATACGGGTCTTGTCTACCTCCAGCTAATACTATATTTGCAAATGAACTACCGGGATTATTACCAACATTAATTGTATTTTTTACAAATGATTCTTCAAATATTGCAATCTTAGCTGCCACAAAGAAATCTTGCTGTCCTAAATAAATCCAATTTTCATCATCAGTACCTATTGCCGGTGGAATTTCTGGGCCACCTGTATTAGGTCCACTTCCACTAACTGATGCAAAGTAATGAGTTTCACCGCTACTTCCAGATGGGTCAGGATAAATTACTGCATCTCTACGATAGTTTACAGTTTCAACAGAACCTATATAGTCTGTAAATTCATTCCACTGTCCTCTCATTACAACGCCGGGACCAGTATTTCCTTCATATTGAATAGATATTGATTGTGTTTTAAAAAATACAGCTCTACCATTTTCTATATCAACTTGATACACAATTGTTGCAGTTGAGTTTGTTTCGGGAGAAGTCCAACCAGTTATATTTCCTATTTTAGCAACATCGGCAACAGTTGGTACACTATCACCCACTCCTAAAACACTACCCAATGTTAAAAATGTATCTGAAAAGCTTGCTATTGTAACTTGATATTCTCCTATTGAACCAATATCATTTCCAAATTGGTCAGTTGTTTTTGGACTAAATCCAGGTCCACCTTGAGCAACTGCTGTTTTATGTATCAATGGAACATCTCCCTTAGTTGCTCGTATTTCAGTACCACTACCATCAAATCCAAATTCTCCAGATACTTTATAAACCAATGATGAATTTTCGTTTGTTAATACAACATTATAAGAGGTTGCTCCTTCTTTTATACCAGCAATTGATACAGCTGCTTGTGCTCTTACTAATGCAGATGGTGAATTATTACCATCTCTAATTTTAACAGCCCATGTTGCGGTTTCGCCAGGGGATACAGCATCACCTCCGCCAATTTCAACAAAGTTATCAGATTGAATTGATGTATATTCGGTATCATCTTTAAAAAATTGATACCAAACTGCTCCAGTTGTATTTGTTGCAGTTGCGGTTAATACAACAGGATCTAATGGAGATGTTATAACACCATCACCATCAAAGTTTACAGTAGTTGAAGTTGCTGATAAATTTACATTACGAGAATTAGATGGTGATACATTTTTTGTAAATGTTTGAGTTCTTTCTACAATAGATGATGTGTATTGATGACCTGGTCCTAATGAATATGGATAAATTTGAATGTTGTATAAAGCACTTGCCGAAACATATGGATAATCAAATCTATGAAATTTAACGGTAGCTGTAGTTGCTGATGATGATGCTACATTTTGTACTACGATATTTGATGAAGTTACAGCGCCACCATATAATATACTAAATGTACCTTTACCAGCATCACCAGAAGCAAATGATTTAGTTACAAAAGTAAGAAAGTCAGAACCTTCTTTTACTCTTATAGTTGTATTAGCTGCAGAATAATTTGATATATATCCAACTTCATCTGCCGTTAAATTAACTGAGGCTGGTGATATTATTACTTCTATTGGAGGTGGTCCATCTAATGTCTTTGTATATAATTGAGCTATACTTTGAGTGTATATAGATGATGTATAATATGGATGGATAACTAATGGATATATTATACTTCCACTTAATGCACACAATCCAGATGAAGCACTAACAATCATAGAGGATGTATAATTTTTATCAAAATATATAAGTCCTCCAGTTATGCTAGATGATATTATTGATTCTTGTGCAATATAAAATGTTCCCGATTGTGAAATACTTCCGGTAAAAGATAGATATCTAGAACCTTGCTTAAGTCTTATATCAGTAATAGATGATTGATAACTAGCTACTTCACCTTTTGAATTTGCTTTTAAATTTACACTCAAAGGATTCATTTCAAATACAATACTTTCATCGCCGGGCTTACCATCAGGCACAATTGTAAATGTTTTATCTATACTTGTCTGAGATAATGTATATGGTTCAGTATATGTAAATGTTATTGTTAATTTCTTACTTTGTTTGTTGGCTAATCCCAATCCGTTCTTTGCTCCAGCATTTACTACATTTTTATTTTCATCAATTGCCGTTACAGCTATTGAAGCAGTATGACAACTTTGTGTAGTATAATACATCCAATATTCAGGAGTAAAATCATTATTTAATGACATTGATGGATATACTTGAAATGATGATGTTACCAATTCACCATTAGTTCCTCTTATAGTAAATGATGCGGTTGCAAATGTAAATGATGGAGTAAATACATTACCATTTCTAAAATTAATATTATATACATCAGTATTATATTCAATTACACCAGTATCTAATCCATCTTGCAAATCTTCCAATATAATTGATGCTAATACAGACCCAGAGGTTAGAAATGCCGGCCCAGATGCTGCAGATGCAGATGACATCAAATATATTGTTCTTCTTGTATCAATAGAATCTCTATTAAATGATGCATTATAATTTATCTCCGTACTTCCCAAAGAACCTGATGTTAAACCTTTTATATATTTGCTTGATGAAGCTTCATAAAGATTTATAAACTTTTCAGGAATAGAATAATTTGCAGATGCTGTATGTAATATATGTAATTGGATTGATGGCCATCCTTTACCGGGTTGAGTAGTACTACTTAGCTCAATATCATTTACACCATCAACACGAATTGCTTGTATTTCTAAACTTTGAGTACTACTATTTCTGATTTGAGTTCCTCTATAAGGTCTAATCAAATGATTAACTCCACCAAACCCATCTAATACTTTTGTAAATATAACCGTATCTTCATATCCCTCACACTCACCTTTTATTTTTACAATTTGAACTAATTTATTTTCTCGAGAACCAGTAAAATGTTGAACAGTCATACTTGGTGAATCGGTTTTCAAGTCATTAAGTAAGCCAGGATATCCGCCACCATTTGTTATATATCCAACATAATCAGCTGCAAATAATTCATTACCATCAAAATCATAAGATTGTGATGTATATGTTACCGAACCAGTTAATAAATTTTTAGTAACAGCAAATCCAACTACAGTTGGTGGTATTGGACTAGAACCAGAATCAAATTGGAATGTTAAGCTTCTTGGACTGAATACTAAACTTTTTTGTAAATTTTGAATATTACCCCCATTAAAAGTTTTATTTTGTTCTACTAAAACAGGAATGTAATTATTATTTATATCATAAAACTCAAAACGATAATCAAATGTTTCAACCGGTAAACTTCTTGGAACTGTTTGTATAAATGAAATTTCATCAGGCGAAAATGATGTTTCTTGTGCTGATGTAAAACTTATATTTGATATATACCAACCACTACCAACTACTTCAAAATACAATCTTACATTTTCAATTTGTTCGGCTTGTATATTATCAATTGATGTTGTTTTTTGTAGTAATGAATTAGAAGAAACTATATTAGTAATATCCTGCTCTACTTGAATTGTTTGAGTAATACCACCAATTGTAGATTGTTTAGAACCACTTAAAAATGCTCTAATATAATTATTTGATGATGTATTATTACCAAGTCTTACATTAAAATTTAAAGTATATTCTTTTCCTTCTGTTACATCCAATGATTTTGATGTGAAGAAATAACGAGATGTACTACTATCTAACTTTACAGAATCGTATAAATAATTTTGATTAAATGTAGCAGTTAGTGAATTTGATGAAGTTACCCAATAATTTTTTATTACATCTTGAGTAAATAATCCATAGTAATCTTGATTAGTTGTTTGTGATTCTAAATCAATTAATAATTCATTTGTTTCTAATTTTACTTCCTGAACAAATTGATAATCTCCAATTTGTGATTGTGATTTTCTAAATATTTTAACTCTAGCACAATCACCCACAAATGTAGTTAAATCAGTTAATTGAATTTTTGCAAAAGAACCAGTTAAAGCAGTTGCTATATTAGAAACACCTTCTATATAATTAAAAGAAGATGTATATCTTTGATTTGAAAATGATGAAACCAATCCATTTTGAGAATATGGTTGCGTTACAAGTATTTCATTTTTATTTAAAACATCTGATATTGTTGCTGTATATCCTATATCAGTTAATTCAATTTCGCTACCTATCATAGAACCAGTCCATGCAGTATTATCCGTTGTTGTTAATTTATATGAAGTTGGTAATTTAAAATCAGATATAGAAGTTGCTTCGATAGGAACAATTGGTGTACCTTTTACAAATCCTTTTTTAGTTACATTAGCAAATGTAGTTGAAAATAAAGGTTTTACGATTTCAGTTATTGATACTTTAGGTCTTTTATAAAATCTTACTTTATCTTCATTAGATATTAATCTATTAATTTTAAATGTTTTGTTCCACTTTACATTATAATTACCTTTCCATTCATCTGGTATATCTAATATTACTCCACCATCATCTAAATATGTTTTTAGTTCGCCTAATATTGTAATAGTTGCTTCACCAATAGGAGTATCTTCATATACATAAACTGCAGCTATTTTAGAAGTACCCTCATAATATTCAGGTATACCATTACCATATTCAACGTACAGAGGATTACCTTCAACATCTAATACTTGAATTTTTATTTCAGTATTCTGCATTAAATGCTGAGAACCTTCTATTAAGAATCCATTTTTACCTCCAGTAAAAGTATCTTTGAATTCTGTTATTTTAAAGTATTTTGAATTTGGTTCAGTGTCTAATATGAACGTACCATATGAACTCAATGGTTGGTTGTACGTTACTCCATATTTTTTAATTCTAGCCATGTATATTTTCTATTATTATTTATAAATATTCCAATTATTATTTATCTTTATAATTATATATAGAAAACTAAAGAAAACTAAAGAAAGTTATGAAAAAGTACGCAATGATACAAATAGATGCTGATATACATCGTTCATTAAAGGAATTTTGTAAAGAGAAAGGATATAAAATAAATGGATTAGTAGAAACACTTATAAAAGAAAAGGTGCAGTCTTTGAATAAGACCACACCTAAAAATATATTACCGGTTACTAAAAGTTAATCTTAGAGAACCCATCTACTTTCTTAATTTCAATAAGTCCATCCACAATATCTCTCATTTGTTCTAAGTGAGAAATAACCCAAATGAAATCAAATTGAGTTTTAAGATACTGCATCATCATAAAGAGCGATGATAGGTTATCTGCATCCAATGTACCAAACCCTTCATCGATTACTAAGAAGTTAGGTCTAGGCAGGTTGCATATGTTAATTAGAGCCACTCTAATCGCTAA